GACCAAGAAACAAATGTTTCGAACAGAAACAGAAGCAAGGTTTTCTGTATTACAAGATAATAGATACCCAACTAAAGCATCTAAATATTGGCAATGTGTTAGAGAACAATCATCATACTTAGATAATCTTATGGCTTTGTCATTTGATTACAGAAGAAATGAGGCAAAGATAACTTGGTTAGAAAAAAAAATAGATAAAGAAGAAGATGATTATAAAAGAACTAAATATCAAATAGATTTAGACGAATGTAGATTTGGTAAAGCTTCTATGGAAAAAGTTGCAAAGCATAGAATGAGAGAAATTAAGATGTGGTCTAAATTAAAAAGTGAATTTAATGATGGATCATTTAATGATAAAGATGTTAACCAACATCAACTAGAATCATATGGTATGCAGTATCACGAGAAAGCTAAAACATTAAATCAAAACTCATCAGAGGCAGAAATATTTAATGTAATGGGTCAATTACAATCATTACAAAGAATTAAAAAGTCTGGTGAATTAGAAAGTAGTTACAAAGAAAGAGAACAACTTGAACAACATGGAAAACCCAAAGTTTGATTTTATATTTTTAGGTCAATCTATTTTAAAATATCAAGTACCTTTAGATATATTTAATAGTATTAACTATATATACGAAACTAATTATCATAATCTTGCACCTGCAAATGGTCAATTAGTTGGTAAGATAGAAAAAGAACATTCTTTATTTTATCATGGTCAAGACCAGACAAAGATGAAAAATCATAATAAGTTACCAAGAGATGTAACAAATTATTTTATGGCAATTTTTAAACACTACCTAGCGTTTAATAAAATAAAAGATTATGATCTACACCTTAATTCTATTTGGGTTAATGAAATGAAACAACACGAATATAATCCCGCACACATTCATAGAGGTATGTTATTTACAGGTTTATCTAGTGTTATGATTTTAAAATTACCATCAACTTATGGTAAAGAATACTCAGCAGGACATATACAACAGAATGGTAGACTACAGATATTAGGAGCATCTAATGGTCAGTTTGCAAAAATAGATTATCAACCACCAATGGATCTTAGAGACTTTTATATATTTCCATATGATATGAGACACTGTGTATATCCTTTTAATGGTACTGATGAAACAAGACGAACTCTTGCTGCAAACTGTGATGTAAACTTTGATCCAATAAAAAATAGAGGTGCTACATAATGGACAAACAATATTACATAGATAATCACATAGGTTTATTTAAAAACTTTATGCCTAACGAATTAATAAATAGTTATTTAAATTATTTTAATAAATGTGAACAACAAGGTGCAGTGTATCCAAGGCAAGTAGATGAAACGTTAGTATCAGATAATGCAATAGATACTATAAGAGATGTTAGTGTTCCAATAACTTATAATAACAAACCTTTTATAGATATGTTTTTTAATGAAATATATCCTCTGTATGTACAAAAATATTCATACTTAAAAAAATTATCGACACACAATATATTTGAAGTTAAAATACAAAAAACTAAAATAGGTGAAGGTTATCATACTTGGCATTGTGAAAATGCTTCAATGAAAGCTAGAAACAGAATATTAGCTTTTATGGTTTATCTTAATGATGTTGCAGAGGGTGGAGAGACGGAGTTTTTATATCAAAAGTGTAGATTCAAACCAGAAAAAAATACCATGTTGGTTTGGCCTGCACAATTTACACACGTTCATAGAGGCAACCCACCTTTATCGAATAATAAATATATAATAACGGGATGGGTAGAATACGGATATTAATATGATAACAGAACCACGATGGAAATCTTACATAGTAGAAACAACACAACCGATTTTTACACCTAAACAATGTCAAATGATTATTGAAGCAGGAAGAAACGAACCTAAACAAGATGCTTATGTTGGAAGTAATAAAGGTATTAAAGGTGGAGTAGTTGATACTAAAACAAGAACCTCACATATAAGTTGGATACCATTTAAAAAAATGGCTGACATGTACAAAGACATAGAAAGAATTATGAAGACTACAAACGGTAATCACTTTGGTTTTGATGGAATGACTATAACTGAAATGGCACAATACACAGAATATCCAGAAGGAGGGTTTTTTGAATGGCATGTAGATAACGATGTTAACTGCGCACATGAACCACCGGTAAGAAAAATATCTATGACTTGTTTATTATCTCCTGAGTCAGAGTTTGAAGGTGGAGATTTAGAGTTAATGGCTGAAGGTAAAGTTGCAAAAATAAAACAAGGGCACGCTGTGTTCTTTGCATCGTTTATAAGACACAGAGTAAAACCTGTAATACGGGGAACAAGAAAGTCTTTAGTCATGTGGTTTGGGGGCACACCTTTTAAATGATGATTAAAGCTGCATACTTTCCAACAATTATATATGCTAAAGATGTTAATTTAGACAATAGACTTTTTGAAAGAGAAGTTCTTGCCTGGGCCGATAAAGACAAAGGAGTTAAACGAACTAATATGAAGGGTTGGCATAGTCAAACTAATATGCATCAAATACCAGTATTCAAACCATTAGTTGATGAATTATTTAAAATGCAACATGAAGTATTTCAAGAAGAGTGGTTAGAGGACGAAGCTATTATAGGTAATATGTGGGCTAATATAAATCCTCCAGGTGGTTACAACAGACCACATCTACATCCTAATAGTCATTTTAGTGGGGTATATTATATTAAAGCACCTAAAAACTCTGGACAGATAGTATTTAATGAACCAAGATCTTCAGCACATATGGTTATGCCAAGAAGAAAAGAAGGAACACCTCCTTCGCATTTATGGAGAGAGGTTCGTGTAGATCCCTTAGAAGGTAGAATAATCATATTTCCTGCATGGCTTTGGCATTGTGTTGAACCTAATGAGAGTAATGATATAAGAATATCTGTATCATTTAATTTTTTACAGAAAGGGTTTAATGTTTAGAGAACACAAGTACCAGGTAATTAAGAAAGCATTGTCTTATGATATGGCTAATTTTATACTTAATTATTTTTTACTTAAAAGAGATGCAACAAAATTTATGTATGAAAATAACCTACACTCACAGTCCTCAATCCTTGGAACATGGACCGATCAACAGATACCTAATACTTTCTCTTGTTATGGTGATTTTGTAATGGATACATTATTAGTTAAAATGTTACCTGTAATGAAACAACATACAGGACTAGATTTAATACCAACTTATTCATATGCTAGAGCTTATAAAAAAGGTGACATATTAAAAAGACATAAAGATAGACCTAGTTGTGAGATATCTTGTACACTTAATTTAGGAGGAGATCCTTGGCCTATATTTATAGATGGCACAGGATCTAATAATGTAATAGATGAATACAAAAATATTCATAAACCCAACGCTCCAGCAGGCACGAAAGTCTTGCTTGAAGTAGGGGATATGCTAGTATATAGTGGCTGTGAACTTGAACATTGGCGAGAGCCTTTTGACGGGAACATTTGCGGTCAGGTATTTCTACATTATAATCATGTAAATGGCCCATTTGCAGACAAAAACAAATTTGATGGCAGACCTATGCTAGGCCTACCATCATTTGTAAAATAGTATTATAATGAGGTTATATGTTACAAAAATTAGGATTTGCACCTGGGTTTAATAAACAAGTCACAGAGACCGGGGCCGAGGGACAATGGTTTGATGGTGACAATGTCAGATTTAGATATGGCACTCCAGAAAAAATAGGTGGTTGGACACAGTTAGGTGATGATAAATTAACTGGTGCGGCTAGAGCTATTCATCATTGGGATGATAATGCTGGTATTAAATACGCAGCTATAGGAACTAACAGAATTTTATATGTATACTCTGGCGGAGTATATTATGACATACACCCTATTAGAACAACATTAACAGGTGCTACTTTTACAACTACATTAAATCAAAATGTTATTACAATTAATTGCAGTGGTGTACATGGATTAGCTGAACAAGATATTGTAATGCTAGATAGTGTAACCAGTATTCCTGCATCATCAAGTTTTGATGCTACTGATTTTGAAGATAAAAAATTTATGGTAACAGCCATACCTACAACTACTACTTTTACTATTACAATGACTGCTACTGAAACAGGCACACCAATGAGTGCAGCAGGATCAACATCTGTTTTATGTTACTATCACGTAGGACCATCACAACAACTTGGGGGTTATGGTTGGGGTACAGGTCTATATGGCGGAACAGCTTTAGGAGCAGCTACAACAACCTTAGCGACAGCTATAACAGATTTAGTAACAACAGATATTGTATTAGCAAACAGTGCAGCATTTCCATCATCAGGAGAAATTAGAATAGGAACAGAAGATATAAGCTTTACAAATAATGACACTGCAACTAATACTTTAAGCGGGGGAGCAAGGGGTGTTAATGGAACAACAAAAGCAACACATAGTGGTGGAGCAAGTGTTTTAAATATATCTGATTATGTTGCATGGGGCGACCCTTCTAATGCTGACTTTACAATTGATCCTGGAATGTGGGTTCTTGACAACTATGGTACAAAATTAATTGCTCTTATTTATAACGGATCTTGTTTTGAATGGGATGCTTCTCTTTCAAACGCAACATCAATTAGAGCTACATTATTAGCTAATGCACCCACAGCATCACGTCATGTATTAGTGTCTACACCAGACAGACACTTAGTATTTTTTGGTACCGAAACTACAGTAGGTAATACTGCTACTCAAGATAATATGTTTATTAGATTTTCTGACCAAGAAAATATTGATGGCACAGATGCATATACAGTTAAAGCAAATAATACCGCAGGTACACAAAGACTTGCTGATGGTTCTAAGATTATGGGAGCGATTAAAGGTAGAGATGCAATTTACGTTTGGACAGATACTGCATTATTTCTTATGAAGTTTGTAGGACAACCATTTACTTTCTCATTTGAACAAGTAGGAACTAACTGTGGATTGTTTGGTAAAAATGCATGTATAGAGGTTGATGGTTCTGCATATTGGATGTCAGAAAATGGATTTTTTACTTATGATGGTCAATTAAAATCTATGCCATGTCTTGTTGAAGACCATGTTTATGATGATATTAATGCTGTATCTAGAGATCTTATTAATGCAGGTTTAAATAATTTGTTTGGTGAAATAAGCTGGTTTTATTGCACAGCTGCATCGGATGCTATCAATAGAGTGGTTACTTATAACTATTTAGATTCTAGTCCTAAACGTCCTATATGGACAACAGGTACTTTACCCCGAACAGCGTGGCAAGATTCTGCAGTATTTGATAAACCACACGCAACTTATTATGATTCAACAGACAATGCATCTACCGAATGTATTGGAAATACTGATGGTATTACTATATACTATAAACAAGAAACAGGGACCGATCAAATTAATGCCGGTGGTGTAACAACTGCTGTGATTGGTACTATTACGTCTGGTGATTTTGACATTACTCAAAGAAGAAACCCAACGGGACAAACTGTAGGAATGCCAGATCTTAGAGGAGATGGTGAGTTTATTATGAGAATACAAAGATTTATACCAGATTTTATTTCACAGACAGGTAATACTAGAGTTAGTTTTGTAACAAGAAATTATCCAAATAGTTCTGCAACTACAACAAACTTTGATGTAAGTTCTACTACAACTAAAAAAGACACACGACTAAGAGCACGATCTATTGCTATTAAAGTTGCCAATACTACAACTAATGAAGATTGGAAACTTGGTACATTTAGATTGGATATTGCACCAGGAGGTAGAAGGTAATGACTATAGATAAAAAAATAAATTACGATGTTCAAGGTGGGGTTAAAAATTATCTTGGTAAACAAAAAGAAGTTAAAGCTCCTTTAAAATGGAAATCAAGTCCAAACCATCCTGAAACAGAATTAGCTTATATTACAAAAAAAGAAAAAGATTTATTAATTAAAAAAGATTTACACAAATCTTTAAAAGGTGGTGTTAATAGAGGACCATCTGGTATCATGAGTTTAAATGGTTGGGGCGATAAAGACGATGGCATGTCAGATAAAAGCTTTGGGGGTAATGAAAAAAGTGTTGATGTTACACGAGGCTCACCTAGAGGAGATATAACAACTACGAGTACAATAAATACAATGCCAGATGTAGTTGATCAAAAATATTCTGGTGATGGTTTTTTTAGTGGTTATAGAAATTTAGACGATAAAGGACAACCTTTAATGGGTCTTGCGTATGCTTTTGATAAAGCAAAAGGTTTTTTACCAGGACTTGTTGGAAACCTTATTGCACCTGGATTAGGTACAGCTTTTACTGTTGCTAAAAATATTCCTAATATAAAAAATATTGGTAAATACAATACTCTTTCTGATTTTTACAAAGGAGAATTAAATCCTCCTGTAAATGTAGAAGAAGACTTTACAGATGGATATGAGATAGGTCCTGATGGTCAATATATATTTGTAACTGCAGATGAAAAAAAAGCAAACGACGCATTAATTAAATAATATGGCAAAGATAGTAGAATCATTAACTAGAGCAGAACCAGAATACAGTCAAAGAAACATACAATCTTTGGTTAGGGATCTTGACTCAGTAATTACAAAATTAAATAGTACGTTTCAAGATGAAGTAAAACAGGAGATAGAAGCTAAAAGTTTCTTTATGGAATAATGGCAGTAGTAAATCAATATAAATTTTACGGTAAAACAACGACAGCTGCAGAAACTGTAACGTTGTTATCACCATCTGTTAATGAAACATATATTATTAAATCATTAAGAGTTACAAATAAATCAGGTTCTAATACACCAACGGTAACCATTAAAAACAATGCATTTGAGATAGTAAATACACAAACATTAGTAGCTGCTACAAGTGTTGAGATATTGTCCTTACCTTTGATTGTAGAAGGTGGGACTGTATTATCTTATACTACAGCAGGAACTGTGTCCGATGGAGTAGTATTTGGTATTAGTTATCTCAATATATTAAAGGAGAAAACAGACTAATGGAAATAAAACAAGCAAAAGTAGAGACAACTTATAGGCATAAAAAAACTGGTCAACTTTTTAAAGAAAGAAAAGACTGGGAAAGCAAAGGTTTTAAGAACGAAGAAATGGCACAAGACGTAAAAGTTATAATGCCACCTCTTGATTTGTTCTCAAAAACCAAGTAAACATAGGAATTAAGGTAAAATTATGGCAATATCTAGAATGCAAGAACCCAGACAACTACAAGCCGAAGGCGGAATTATGACATTACAAGATCCTAGACAAGGTTATTTTTTAGGTAAACTTGTTAAGAAAGCTGTCCGTGGTGTTAAGAAAATTGCTAAAAGTCCACTGGGTAAAGCTGCCATAATGGGTGGTTTAACTTTTGGTATACCAGGAACTGGATTTAAAGGTTTAATGGGAAGTAATTTTATGAAAAGTGCTTTAGCTACAGGTAATCATCACACTAATCCAGGATTTTTAAGAAGCCTATATAATAAGTTTGATGGTCTTTCAACAGGTCAAAAAATATTTACAGGTTTAGGCGCAACAGCAATTGCAACACCATTTATACAAAAAGCAATGGGTGTAGGTCCTTACGAAGAAATAGAAGAAGAAGTTGATCAGTCTTACATTGATCCATACACAGCAATGATGATGGCAAGAAATAGAGATCCTTATATGAGTTTTTTACCTAATCAACAATATGTACAAGAAGGATTTTATTTACCACAAAATGCTGCTAACGGTGGCAGAATAGGTTATGCTAATGGTGAGATGGTAGAAGCAGAACAAATGGTAGAAACTGAAGGGCCACAATTACCCCCAGAAGCAGAAAAATTTTTAAGACAAGAGTATCAAAAATACGTAGCACAAGGTGGTGACTTATCGTATCCAGAATTTAAACAACTTGTTCTTCAACAAGCGTCCGGGGAACAGGGACCAGAA